GGGCTCTACAGCCCCCAGGGAGGCGACATCACACCCGATGAGGGGGCCAGTGAGGGCGAGGAGGGGCCGGTGACGGCCGCCGCCCCTGACCCGGAGAACAAGGAGACGCAGCCCCGGGCGCGTCCCACCGCGAAGGAGTGAGGACGATGCCTGACGCCCTAGTCACCCCTCAGGCCGTGGCCGAGGCGTCGGGCGGGCAGGTCCCCGAGGGGGACCCCAGGCTCCCAACCTTGATCGCCGGGGCCACTGACGCGATCCGCCTGTGGTGCGGGTGGCACGTGGCCCCGGTGATCGAGGAGACCCTGACCCTCGACAGTGAGGGGTCAGCGTCGCTGCAACTCCCCACGGGCCGGCTCGTGACCGCCACCGGCCTGAAGGTCGACGGCGTACCGGTCCCCGATGACGCCTGGGACTACTCGGCGGCCGGCATGATCCGCCTCCGCCGTGGGGTCTTCCCTGACCGGTTCCGGGCCGTAGAGGTCAGCATCACGCACGGCTGGCCGCAGGCCCCGTCCCTGGCGGCCGTCATCACCCGGTCTGTCCTGTCCGCGTGCGCCTCCCCCATGGGGGCCACGCGCGAGCAGGCGGGCTCCATCTCAGCGACCTGGGCGCGTGCGGGCATGACCCTGTCCGACACGGACCGCCGCGAGCTCGCCCCATACCGCCTCCAGCACTGGGCGTGAGGAGGGCATCGTGCTTCCGTCATTCGCGAGACAGCGCGTCACCATCGTCACCCCCGGTCAGCGGGAGGAATGGGGCCAGGTCACCACGGACTGGGGTTCGGCGACCACCACGGACGTCACCTGTGTCTGGGAGGCCACTCAGGCCACCGTCCACGGCGTAGCCACGGGCGACGTCGATGCCGGTCAGCGCACCGTCTACCTCAACCCCGGCACCCGTATCAGTGGGGAGTGCCGGCTCAGGTTCCCCGACGACCCCGGCCATGACTGGGTGATCGTCGGCCTGCCGATCCCCAACCAGTCGCCGACCGGGCGGCTGTCGCACATCGCCGTCATCACGAAGCGTTGGGAGGCCGCGCAATGAGCAAGGTCAAGGTGGTCATGAATCCTGCCGGGGTGCGGGCGCTGCTGAACGCTCCCGGCGTAGTCGCTGACCTCGATGCCCGCGCCGAGCGCATCCGGGCGGCCGCCGGCCCCGGGTTCTTCGTGCGCCGCCGCGACAAGCGCATCAACCGGTACTCCTCCCAGGTGCGTACCGCCGACGACGAGGGCCGCAGGGCGCAGGCGGAGAGCAACGTCCTCATGAAGGCCCTGGATGCGGGCAGGTGACCGGCATGGAGCAGCCAGACATCATCGACGGGCTCCGCCGCTACCTCGCTGAACGTCTCGCCGGCGTCCCCGTCTATGGGTTCCTGCCGAGGGACCCGCCTGACCGGTTCATCCTCATCGACCGTGTCGGAGGCACCCGGGGCCTGGCTGTGGACGCGCCACGGATCACGGTCGAGGCGTGGGCGCCCACCAAGTCATCCGCTTACGCGCTCTGCCTCGAAACCAGAGCCGTCATCTTCAACCCAATGCCGCCCCTCCCGGGCGGCATTCGCGTCATACGGCGAACCGAGGTCGGTGGCCCCAGCAATGAGCCGCCGACCACCAGCGGGTGGGACCGATACCGCTGGACCGTCGAAATCAGACACCAACTCACCCGCTGAAAGGGAAACACACATGACCTACGCAAAGTTGAATGCCATGCAGATCATCACCGCTGGTTCGGATGATGACTGCGTGGCCCTCGCCCCGGCCGGCACCGCGGCCCCCACCACCCTCGCGATCCCCGCCGCCTTCAAGGAGGTTGGTTGGATTGACAAGGACGGTGTGGAGTTCACCGCTGACGACTCCGTGGACAAGCGTCGCGCCCACCAGGGCAACCGCGTCTACAAGGTTCAGATGACCGAGTCCGACAGTGGCTTGGCGTTCACCGCCCTCCAGTCCAACATCGACACCCTCAAGCTCCAGTGGAGCGTGAAGGAGTCCTCGGAGGACTCCGGCGTCATCAAGCACGTCCTGTCCTCGTCTCGGAAGGTCGAGGACGTCGCGATCATCGTGTACGCGGAGGCGAACGGCCACAAGTACCTGTGGCACTGCGCGAACTTCCAGATTGGTGAGCGTGAGGGCTTCAAGCTCGCGAACACCGAGGACGTCGCTTACAAGGTCACCGGCACGTTCACCGGCGACATCACGATGCTTACGGACGACGCGGCGTTCAAGGCCGCGTGACACATCTCCTCCTGGTGGGCGACTTGGGTCGGTCCTCGCCCACCAGGAGGCACCCCCGTCTGACCGACCCCACACCTAGGAAGGACCGACCATGAGCAAGAAGAAGAACCGCAACCGCCCGTACCGTCAGACCGCGCCGGGCGCGACCGCGCAGCGCGCCGCTGAGGCCGGTGCGGCTGTCCCCCAGGACCGCCTCCAGCAGGCCGAGGCCACCGATGGGACCGTGACCGTCGACTACCGGGGTTTCCACATCGAGCTCGACCCCGACGACCTCGACGACTACGACGCGATGTCCCAGTTCGCGCAGGGCGTCCCCACCCAGCTCCTAGCGATCATCTTCCCCGATGAGCGTGAGCGGTCCCGGTTCCTGCGTGAGTGCTGCGCAGACGAGAACGGCAAGGTCCGGTTCACCCTCGCTATGAAGGCGACCACGGAGATTTTCGAGGCGCTCGGCGCGGGAAACTGACCCGCCTGCCCATCCTCCTCAGGGAGGAGGGGCAGGCCATCGAGGCGGACCTCCTGCGCTACTACGGGGTCGATCTGCTCGACCTGTGGCGCGGGAGGCTCACGATGCGCCGGTGCATGGTCCTCATCGAGGGGCTCCCCCCGGGCGCGACCCTCTACCGGCGCACCGGGGGGCCGCTGGCCTGGTCCGACGAGACGACGGCCGCGCTCAGCGCCGGGCACAGCGTCGTCACCGCCCTGGTCGCCCTCCTCGGCGACGACAAGGCGAAGCCCCCGCCGCCACCAGAGCCTCCCCCGGTCGGGTGGCGCAAGACCCAGGAAGACGACAACGCCTGGGAGGCCGAGCGCCTCCGCCGTTTCAAGGCGAGGCAACAGAAAACCGCATAGAGGGAGGGGCCCAGCATGGCCGGAGTCGCCGGAGGAGCCATCGAGCTCGCAACCGCCTACGTCCAGCTGGTCCCCTCCCTGCGGGGCGCCCCTGAGGCCGTCGCGCAGGCGTTCTCGGGCGCCCCGGCGCAGAAGGCCGGCCAGAAGGTCGGTGACCGGATCGTCGACGGTATCGGTGCGGCGATCCGGCGCGGCGGGCAGATTCCGGCGGCCCTGTCTGCCCTGGCGTCTAAGTCGTCGTCGGCGTTCAGCGCCGCCGCCTCCTCGGCCCGCCTAGTGGGTCAGGCGTTCTCCGCGTCCAGCCGTATCGCTGGCGACGCCGCCAAGTACATCAACACCTCCTGGCAGGGGACGTTCACGCGCCTCGCGCCCGGCGCGGCGAAGGCCCTGGCCGCTATCCAGGGACACTTCCAGGCGGCCTCTAGCCGTGTCGGGGCTGTCTGGCAGGCTGCGGCCGCCAACATGGCGCGCGCGTTCAGCGCTGTGGGTGCCCCTATCTCCGCCGCCTGGCAGCGAGCCACCGCCCCCATCGTCAGCGGCTTCCAGTCCACTGTCAACGCCGCGCGGGGGGCCGCCTCCAGCATCGGCAGCGCCTTCTCCGGTGTCGCTTCCCGCGTCGGCTCCAGCTTCCAGCGGTTCACCGCCCCCATCAGCAGCGCCTTCTCCTACGTCGGCGCGAACCTGCGCGCGACCAGCGGCGTGATCGGCAACGCCCTGTCCGGTATCCAGGCGACCTGGTCGTCGGCCTGGTCGAAGATGCCGGCCCCCGTGCAGGCACTTCCCGGGAAGATCGGGTCAGCGTTCGCCAGCGTGGGCGGCAAGATCGGCTCCGCCATCTCCTCTGGCGCGGCCGCCGCCATCAACGCCGCCGCCTCCCTGTCCACCTCTGTCGGTAACGCCCTCCAGGGCGCTATCAGCACCGGCGCGAAGGCCGCCGGCGTCGCCGTCGCGGCCCTCTCGGCCACCATCGGCGCGAACCTCGGCGGCGCTATCCAGCGCGCCGACCAGCTGTTCACCTTCCCCCGCGTCATGGCCAACATCGGCTACTCGGCGGAGGAAGCGGACAAGCAGATCAACCGCATCAGCGACTCCCTCGACGGCCTGCCAACAGCCACCGACGAGATCGTCAGGATGGTGCAGGGCATCGCCCCGCTGACCGGTGACCTCACGAAGGCCACGGACATCTCCCTGGCGATGAACAACGCCCTCCTTGCTGGTGGCGCTAACACGACGCTGGCCGCTAACGCTATGGAGCAGTACCGGCAGCAGATGGCTGTCGGCAAGGTCGACATGATGGCCTGGCGCTCCATGACGAACGCGATGCCGGGTCAGATGAACCAGATCGCTCAGTCCATCCTCGGCGCGGAGAGCAACTCTAAGCTGCTCTTCGATGCAATGAGGGATGGCACCGTTAGTTTCGACGACTTCAACAATGCGTTGTTGAAGCTCAACTCGGAGGGAATGGACGGTGTTGCGTCTTTTGACACGCAGGCACGCACCGCAACCCTCGGTATCGCGACGGCTTTCACGAACGCGGGCAACCGCATCAGGAAAGCCATGGCCGAGATCATCAAGGCCATCGGCGTCAAAGAGATCGCTGACAAGATCAACGCTCTTACTGACGGCATTGTCGGTTTCGGGAAGAATATCGGTGACGTAATCACCCGCATCAAGGGGTCGGGTGGTTTCTCACAACTGGGGCAGACTCTCGGTGGGCTGACACCGATCATCGGCGGCCTGGTGGGAGCCCTCGGCCCGCTCCTGGTGCACATCCCGTTCATCGGCAAGGTCTTCACCAGCCTGACCGGTCCCGTCGGCATCGTCATCGGATTGTTCACGTCGATGATGATGCACAGCCAGCTGCTGCGCGACGCCATCTCCGGCGCATTCAAGACCCTCGGAGAGGCGTTCCAGTCGCCGGCAATCTCAGGGGCTCTCCAGGCGCTCGGCTCCCAGCTCGGGACCATCGCCGGCATCCTCGGTGACTCCCTCGGCTCGGCCCTGAACGTCGTGGCACCCCTGCTCGCGAACATGGCGCAGACCATCATCCCGGTACTCGCCCAGGTGTTCGGCCAGCTGGTCGCCGCGGCCACGCCTATCGTCACCTCGATCTTCGGGGCTCTGACCCGTGTCATGGCGGCTCTCCTGCCGCCGCTGACACAGATCGCGGCGACGGTCCTGCCTCTCCTGGGGCAGATGTTCTCCATGGTGGCCGCCGCCGTCGCGCCGGTGATTGACCAGATCGCGAACATTCTGGTGCAGGCGCTGAACCTGCTCATGCCGATTCTGACGAACCTGGTCAGCACGATCATGCCTGTCATCGTGCAGGTGATTGCTGCGATCATGCCACCTCTCCAGCGGGTCATCTCCGCGGTGACGTCTGTAATCTCGGCGATCCTGCCGCCCCTGGTGTCCATCATCGGCACGGTCGTCAGCGTCATCTCACCGATCATCGCGGCGGTCCTCCCGGTCCTCGCCCGCCTGATTGGCACGGTCATCAACTGGATTTCCTCGTGGATTTCCGTCATGTCCAGTCTCCTCGTGCCGATCATTAACGTTGTCGCCTCCGTGATTAGCACCCAGGTCAAGGTCATTGGCGCGATCTGGATGTGGCTGTGGAACAACGTCATCAGCCCAGTCATCACCTGGATCACCAACAAGATTCAGGGCTGGTCTGATTTCCTGTCCAACACGGTTAAGCCGGCCATCACGAATATCGTGAACGGCATCAAGGACGCCTTCAACAACATGAAGGACGGTATCTCTACCGCCTTCGACAAGGTGAAGGGCGCGGCCGCTAAGCCCATCAATTTTGTCATCAATACCGTTTACACGAACGGTATCAAATGGCTTGTTGACAAGGTGATGGAGAAGCTCGGTCTCGAGCTGCGAATGCCGTCCATCAGCCCTATCGCCGGGTACGCGACGGGTGGTGTCCTACCGGGATACTCACCCGGGAAGGACATCTACCACTTCGTGTCCCCCGACGGTGGCGGCACGCTGGCCCTATCCGGTGGCGAGGCCATCATGCGGCC